TTGCACTTTCTTGATCCTTGTTCTACGTTCAAGATTCAATGACGCAATGCATGGAATGTCAGTAGAGTTTGCCAGCACTTCAATTACGCTAAATGCACAGGAATATGAATCGTCTCCTTCCGGCGTGAAGCTCCATTGATTTGGCTGCAAACGATAAAGTCTTGGTGCAGAATCTAAATAGATTTGGGAATAAAACGAGCCACCATCTAAATTCAATAAAATCGTTTCCAACCCCCTCGCAGCCGTGAGAGACATTGGTCTTGTACGAATTGATGCAGTTTTTAAAGGCTTAGATTCAATGGAAGGAGTTGCAGTGCCAGAAGATGACGCAATGCGGAAAATATGCGTGGAGACAGATTGCTCTTGAGACTGGCCGTAATCAATGGCAAATTCTAAAGTTGGCTCATACAGTCGCTCAACATTAATAACGAAAATGTTGGCTGTAGGACCAATAACGCGCCATGTCCATTCGTCGTCAACAATGCGGTATTTGTATTGTTGATCGTCAAAATAAAACTGGCTATAAAAATAACTTCCTTTTAGCGCTTGTAATTGAGCATCTAACGAATTTGCAATATCATTGTCAATGGGAACGGTTGTGATTTCATACGCAGAAACGCCAAGCTCATCCGTAGATGGACTAGCAGTGCCTGATGCCGCAGCAAGCTTAATCCTCTGTCCATAAGACCGTCTTGTTACTTCAAGACCATATTCACATGGAAGAGCAAAAGTTGGTTGTGTCATCAGCGCTTACCTGCCAACACGCCACCAGGACGCAGTTCTTCAATGATAACCTGTTTCACTGCACCTTCAAGTTTGCGTCCTAAATCATTCGCTCCTCCATTGCCTTCAGAACGAGCTTGACCATTGCTCACGTTCACTGTAATGTTGCTGACGATGTTTTTGGCATCGCCACCAAGTTCGACAGGGATTGACTTGCCATCAGGCAATGGCACAATCGCTTCGTTGTAGCGACCTTCGCCAACGAGGCCCATCGTAGGACCAGTGACAATACCACCATTAGCGTAGGGAGTGAGAGGAATGCCAGCCATTTGATACATGCCAGCAAATACATTCGGATTGCCAAGAGTCGTCGAGAACGGCACAGCACCTGTCCCGCCCCCTCCTCCACCTCCAGAAGATGCAGGGCTTCCGCCGCCAAACAAATTGCCAATCAATCCAATTGATTTCATCACCAACCATTGCGAAATCATTTTTGCTGCCATGTCTGCAAACATCTTGCCAATGTTGCCAAAGAACTGAGCAAGAGCCTCTTGCGCCGACATCGCCCCTGTAATAACAGAGCTAAATGAATCAGCGAACGAATCGCCAATTTCCTGAGAAACGGCAACTAACTGCTTGGCGGGATTCATTAAATCAGCAAATTGCTGCTTTAGTCCAACCATCGCTTCTTCAATGCTGCCAACTTTGGGAATTGCGTCAAATGCAAGTTTTAGGTTTTCAATTTTAGTTGGGGTAAGGATTCCTTTGAGTCGTTCAATGGTCTGCAGTTGAGCAACATCACGACGACGTTGTTCCGCTTCGTCAGGCGAGATTGCCCCCGCCGCTTCTTGTGCGTCGAGAAGCAGCGAGTTATACTCTTCGCGTGCTCTGTTAATCTCCTCCAATCGACGCAACCTTTCTTCATCGGCTCGCTTTTGTTCTTCAGCTTCATCTTCAGCAATTTTCTTTAAATCGATACGCTGCCGAGAAAGAGCCTCCAAAATCGCACGTTGGCGGTCATTGGCGCCTTCAATATTTTCCTCCGCTTCTAAAATGCTTAATGCTGTTTGCAGGTTTACGATTGCTACTTGATTCTCTGCTTCTTGAGCGGCAAAAAGCCTCTTGGAAAGCTCAAGACGATTTGCGGAAATATCCCGGATTTCCTTAGCTGCTTTGCTACCTTTGCCACCCTTACCCGCACCAGCGCCTTCTCCCCCGCCAAGAGTCACTTGCTGGCGCGGAGGAAGTGCCGCTGTTGCTCTTTCTCCGGCAACACGCTCGGCGTTGCTAACAGTCTTTTCTGCGAGTCTTCTCTCGTCAACAGCTTTTCCATATGCAGCTTCAGCATCTCGCAAATTTTGCTCGGCCAAAGCAACTCCCACCCCCGCAGTAGCGCCTCGTCGTTTTTTAGCCTCTTCAAGTTCTCTCCTTCTAACTGCAATCTGCAAATTTGCAGCTTGCTCTACCCCCTGCTTTGTCGTAAGAACTGCTTGAGCAGCAGCCACATCTCCGGCACCAGCGATACCATCTAATTGCTTCTTCAGTTGCGCCACATCACTAGCCGCTTGCCTTGCGTTATCGCCAACATCAAGCATTGCATTTGCAATTCCAGCAATCACCAAAGAAATGCCAGCAGTCGCAAGCGCAGTCAATGCTCCGGTGAATAGCACAGCAGAAACACGAGCAAGCCTAAAGGCATTACGAAGCCCAAGCATGTTCTCGTTAGCCCAGCAATCCATGCTGCAAATTGTTTAGCCTGTGCGGCTGTCATGGCAGCAATGAAGTTGTAAAGAGCTGTAATGGTGGGGACGAGGCCAGTTGCTTTTAACACGCCAAACGCAGCCGTCAATGCCCCAACAGCACCAGTAAAAACGATCAACCCTCTACCTAAATCTGTATTCAAAAATTGAAGTGCTGTTGTAGTTACGCCGACAATTGCAGGTGATAATTCCAGGAAAAATTGTCCAAGAGACGCAATAGAGGATGCGGCATTTTGGACTGCGGGTCTTAATTGTTCAATTGCTTGATATATTGCCATCGCTCGCGGGGAGAGCGCTTTGGCAGCATCTGCAGTATCGGCAAAGTTACCGCTTAAGACAGTAAAGACATCAGTAACGTCTTTAATAAGGGATTGGATTTTTGGCCCAAATGCTTGAGCAAATTGATTAACAATTGGCGACAACGCCTCATACATCAACTGAAGGGAATTGTTAATGTTGGTGATTGCACCTTGAAGTGTTTTCGCTGCGCCCTCAGCGCCTTTCCCAAACCTTTCGTCAAACACAATGGCAAGATTGTTGAAAACTTGCCCCATTGCATCGCCGCTTAATTGACCTTTCTCCATGGCATCTTTAAACTCCGCCATGGACATACCAGCAGCATCAGCCATCAATGACAATGCACCAGGAATCACGTCACCAAGTTGCCCCGTCACCTCTTCGCTCATGATCTTGCCTTTACTAGCCATTTGAGAGAAGGCATATGTAACGCGATCGACTTGATCCGGAGTTAACGACAACGTGGCTGCCGCTTGCGAAACACCAGTGAACAACCCCTCAATGGTCCCTTGATCAATGCCAGCGGGCTCCATCGAAGCATAAAGACGCGCAAAACCAGTACGCGCACTTTCTAATGGCACATTGAATCGTTGAACCGTGTCTGAGATAAATTGAAGCGATTGCTCAAATGCTGGACCACCATCTGTGATGGCCATTAACTGATTCTCAAAGCTTGCCAAAGAACGAGCCGCTTCAAAAGCTTGAGCGGGAATATCAAGAATAAATGCAAGCGCTTTATATGCCGTGCCAAACAGCAAAACTTGCTTAACTGCATTTCCAAATTCTCCACCAAGTTCAGCAACTGCGCCGGTTAACGGCAAACGAGCTTGCTGCAATGGCGCCATCGCCTGCTTAAGGCCGGACAGCCGTTGATTCAGCCCTCTGAAACCACCAGGACCACTCGGCGGCGTTAAGCCTCCCCCCGGAGGCCTTCCGCCGCCTCGACCACCTCCGCCCCCTGGAAGCATCAATTGCCCTCTTCCGCCTCCTCGACCACCAGCGCCGAAGAATTCACCAGTAGAACCTCCTCTAGCCCTCGCCGCATCAGCCCTGCGAATTCGTTCCATGGCTTGAGCGGTAACGGCAGAAAAATCTCTCAAAGTGCGAGCTGCGGATTGCATTTCTGCGCTTGGCAACAAGCCCTTAGGCGCTTGCATGAAATGCTCCCCAACAGAACCACCACGCGCTTGCGCTCTTGCCGTACGAGCCGCAAACATTGCTTGTCTAGCAGTCATGCCAGCCGCTGGTAGTAATCCTCTGATGTTTGCACCAAAATCAAAACGAGATGAAGGAGGGCCGCCAGCGAAACCGCCACTCACATACGCTCCTTGCATGCCAATTGGATAATTGGCGAACTGAGGAGATAATGCACTTCTGCCGATGTAGCCAGTAGGAGAAATCGCAGGGCCAGTCCCTCCTCCCGTGAATGGTCTAGAAATTGCAGCGCCGCCACCAAGACCTCCTCTTGCTCTTGCTAACTGATTGACAATATTTGTCCGCGCCATTACATTTGGCGTGCCAAGTCTAGGCGCATTAAAGCTCTGTCCGTACAATCCTCCCATCCGAGCCGTCAATTCACGCTCACTCATGCCCATTAACAAAGGCAATGCAGCTAAGAACGATGGAGTAGTGGCGGATGCGGACCCCACTTGAGATCGCATCATTGACTGACGAGCGCGAATGTTTCCAAACGCTCCGCCTGTCATCGCAGCGTTGATTGGACCACCCGCTTGCCTAATCTGTCCGGCCTGTTGCCTTCCACCAGGAAGGCGAATTACGCCAGCCATTGAAGCCGCGATGACTGCACTTAACTGAGTAGCTCCTGCCTTGGCTTCTCCTTGTAGCGCCTTGAATAATTCACGAATTTGGCCAATTCCCATGGATTTGGCTTCATCAAGCCCTTTTTCCAAGCCTTTTTCAAAACCTTCGCCAGAGTCTTCACCGATTTTCTTGAATTTTTTCGATGGAGAGGCAATGCCAAGTTCAGTTTTAAGTGTTTTAAGAAGACTGCTACCTAAAGATTTGACCGCATTTTTAATTTTGTCGTCTTGACTGTCTAATCCATTAAGGAAACCAATAAACGAATCTTCGCCAATTTTCTCTAATTCTTTGACAATTGAAGCTTTGTTTTTAACAGCAGCGTTTTTGTATTCAGTTAGACCGGCATCAGCGGCAGCTCTGTAAAGTTTCTTGAGGTCTTCAAGACCAACTTGAGTTCCTTGTCCTTTGGTGCCAAGAAATCGACTAAAATCAAGTCCTCCTCTAGTCGCAGCAACCGCAGGAGCTTTTAACGCTTTATCAATTCCGGCAAGCGCTTGAGTGAGATCCCTCGCTTTTTTAATCTCAGCATCTAAGTTTGTATTTACATTAATTCGATAGTTTTTGCGATTGAAAAACCTTGTTAAATTTGCCGTCTCTCGCTGCAAAGACTGTCGATTTATCTTTACTTGTA